AGTTGTAACTCTTGTTGTTTAAGCATGAGTTCTTGTTGTTGCATTTGTACAATCGGATCTTGCTGAGCTTGCTCTGCTTGTTGCTGTTGAACTTCAGCTTGATCTTTTTGTAATAGTTGTGACGCAGCTTGCGCTGTAAGTCTAGATAATTGAATTTCCATTTCTGGAGTAAGTTGTGCGTCTTCTGCTGGTAACGATGTACCAAGTTGATCTTCAATTTGTTTTCTATATTCAAACGCAATATGTTCATTAATATGAGCCATTGCAGCAGCTTGAATAGATCCTGCTTGTGGGTTTTGTCCTACTAGTTGCATAATCTTTGGATCTTGCATAGCTGACATATGAACTTGAATATGTGCTTGATGGTCTTGATAAAGAAATGCTTTAACAGGTTTACCATTAAGAATAGCCATATTTTCAGATACAGGATCTTTTGGTTTTTGATCTTCAGAACTAGGAATAAGTTTATTAATATTTTTAACGCCTAATACTTCAAGCATTTGTTTATTAAGTTCTACTTGATCATAGATTTGCGGATTAGCAGATGCCATTTGCATTACAGCTTGATACTGTACAACTTTTTGTGACATAGTTGCAGCATTTGGATCTGATACAGGTATAACATCTACATCATCATAATCAGATTTTTTAGCTCTTGGTGGGCCTTCTACAGGTTCATAAGAATATTCATCAGGTGTGTAATCACGAATAATACCTGCTAATAATTTAAACTCTTGTTTCATTGCATAGTGAATACGAGCTTGTACGGCAGACATCACTTTTAATGTACGTTCTAGAATTGCTAATGTTGTGCCTACAGGTGAGTTTGCACTCATATCAGATACTTTCATATCAGCAGCACTAGCAAATCTTCTACCCTCATCAATAATCTGATTCATTAATTGATTTAATACTTGTGAAGGCTCTTTATAAGGCAATGGTAAGATGTTATCGCGGATAGCGCCTGATGGTACATCCACATCTCTCCACTCGCCTGGAGCTATTGGGGTGTCATCACCTTTGATTCGTAAACCACGTGACTTCATACCCCCTGGTAAGTTGCTTAAAGTACCTGCATCAACGAGTTGTCTTAAAATCATTGTGCCTGACTTAGCAAACGCTCCAATCAAATGAATTAGACCAAAACAATAGAATCCAAATCCTGGAATATATCCGTAATGAACAAAGTGTTGTCGTTTTAATTTCTTTTTATCTTCTGGGTCCCAATTACGTCGAATAGCTAAGATTGTACCTGATCCTGATTCTAGTGTAACAACATAAGGTACTGCAATACCATCTTCACTATCACCATTTTCTAAATCTAAGTTAACATGCATCTCAAGAATTTTATATCGGTCATCTTCAGTTGCATTAAAGCCCATCTTTTCTGCAATCTTTTTCTCGACTTCTTCTAATACATTATCAGGGTCACCTAAATCAATATCACGATAGAACCCTGCAACTTGTAATTTCTTTAAATCATTTTTTGACTTACGCATTACATGCGTTACACGTTCTGCTGTCTCTAATGATGAAGCACCATAAGGTACAACAATATCTTCAGCAGGAACAAACATAGATACTTGACGATCTAAGTTAGGATCAAAATATACTTTCTTAAATGCGTTACCAGCTAAGCCTAGACCCCATAACATTCTTTCATGCTCAGGTCTATACTCTGGCATTTTTTCTGTCAGCTGATAATTCATATCGTCTTTAACACGAACAGCTGCTTCTTCTTTTTCTGGAGTTTGTTTACCAATGATCTGGGTTTTTACAGGACCTGCTGCTGGAAATGTTTCCATCATAGTTTCTGCTTGGAACTTCACAAGAGCTTCTGACATGAGAGGATGGTACACATTGCATGCACCTGGCCATGGCTCTGTTCTATCTTCTACCTTCATACCTAAAAGATCTAAGCCATCTACATAAGTAGTTAACCAATCTTTACGAGCATTAATATCGTTTTGGTAATCACCAAGTAAGTCACCTGATAATTGTGTTAAAGCCCCTTCATCTAATTCTTCTGCTAAGTTAGCATTAAACTCTTCACTAACTTCTTTGCCTGGTTCTATAACAATTTCCATACCATCAGCACCAATAGTTACTGAATCTGGATTTTCAATTTCAATACTTAAGTCAGCCTCTTGAGGTGCTAATTCTGCAATCCCCTGTGGAGCTTGGTATAAACCTTTATCTATATTATCTGCCATATTAATCCTTTAAACCGTATATAATTTTTTTCTATCGCTTCTAAAGCCATACACTTCTTCAGGTTCATCATTAGGTAGTCTAATAAACCCACCTTGTCTAAACCTCATTAGTGCCATGGTAGTACTATCTACTAAGTCATCATTTGCACCAGAAGGGAAATCATTGCATTCTTCTATAACTTCTTTAGCCCATCGTCTATCTGGCGCCCATACAATACTTGATCTAAATAAGTCAGATACTGAATTAACTCTAGAGACTTTATCTTGGCCTTTGCCTGGTGTGAACTCCCCTACCGGTATTCCCATGCGTCTCATTTCTTGATAGAGAGCAGCACCGTTAGATTTCTTTTCTACTATGAATGCGTCTGGTTCCCATTCTTTGTACTCACGAAGTACAAGCTCTTTTAGCTCTGGAAACTCAAGTCGTTCTTTAATTGAGTTTAATAATATGATATTATAGTTGTTTGTCTCTTCATTGTAAAATACGCCCCATGTAGTAAGTGCGTTATAATCAGCCCTATTATTTGATTCCTGTGCTGCGTCTAGAGACATGATTGTAAACTCACAATCAGGTGGGTCTTCTTTTTCCCATATCTTCCACCACTCTCTTTTAATTAAAGCGCCTTCTTCTGATACAGGGTTTTGCATATACTGAGCGTTCCAGTATCGTATATCTAATGCTGCTTTTTTACTTAGTAACTCATCTAGCTCCCAAAACTCTGGCCATAAGCTTTCTTCTTTACCATCTTTACCTTCTATGATTGCAGGAAACTCTACAACTTCCCACTCATCAACGCCATCTTGTTTAACCATCTGGTTAAGTATCTCGCCGGTCAAGTCTAGCTTAGACCAACGTGTCATCACTACAATAATTGCCCCGCCAGGCATAAGACGTTGTAGAGGGCCAGACTGAAACCACTCCCAAGCAGGCTTAAAAACATCAGAACGTCCAAGTTTTGCATCTTGTTCAGAGTGTGGGTCGTCAATGATAAAAAGATCAGCCCCGCGACCAGCGAGGGCACCACCCACACCAATAGCAAAATATTCACCATTAAAATTCGTTCCCCATCTTGATGCCGACTTACTGTCAGCTTGTAGTTCTACTTGTGGAAAAATGTCTTTGTACGCATCACTACCCACAAGGTTACGGACACGACGCCCAAAGTTAACTGCCAAGTCAGCTGTGTGAGATGCCATAATAATTTTTTTGTGTGGGTACTTGCCAAGAAACCATGCCGGTGCCAAGTAAGAAATAAGCTCCGACTTACCATGACGTGGCGCGATGTTAACAATAACTCGTTTTTTCTTTCCTGCTGCAATGTCCTCGAATATCTGTGCAAGTTTTCTATGATGTGCTCCTACCTTATAACCAGCGTATACATGGTCAATAAAATCTAAAAAGTGTACCTTACCTGTCTTCTCAACTAACTTCTCTTTATACTCTAATAAGTCTTTTTCAGTCTGCCTCTTTAACGTTTCTGGCATGTGTGGCAACGCTCGACGTAATTTATCTACATCTTGCTTCGTCAACTTCTTTTTAATTGTCATTGGTTTCTACGCCAACGTCATCATCTTCGTCAACTTCGTCAACTTCTTCAACATCAATAATTTTGCCCTCAATAGCTTCTAAGGTTTTTAATAGACTATCTTCAACTTCCTCAATCGTCTTAGATATATGCGTAATTTCAGTTTTCTTTTTAAATGCATCTAACCCGTCAATCTCGCCTATCTTAGTCAACGCCGCCAACCTATCCTTATCTGTCTTGGCTGTTTCAGCTATTTTGACCAAGCTATTGACTACGTAGAGTTTAAAGTCAGCATAGTCTTTGACTAGCATATGTTGTGACTGAGCGACGATGCCGGCTAAGAATGCAAGCGTTTCGTTCGGTATAATACCAAATTCAGGTCGTAATTCAGGATTGTTAATCATTTGTTTAGCAATTTCTTTCGCTTCGGCTACGTTTTGCGCTGTTGGCTCGATGTTCTCTCCCTTGAGATCCGAGATAAGCTTGATTGTCTTCGCACGCATAATAATTTCGTCGTCAAGACTGAGTTCGGGTAATGCATCTGAAGCGGATTTAGGTAGAGCCACATCTTCGTCGATATTTGGCATCATGACGACATGGTCAAACCCACTAAGATCTTGATTTAGTTCTTCTTTTTGTTCTGACATGTGTCGCTGATTACACCTTTGAATAGAATTTTGCAGCTCTTGTAAAATATTATAGCCTATTTTGTTTGAATCGCAAATTTTAGAGGTTTTAATTAGGGGATGTAGGGTATATTTTGTATAATATGCAAATAAGGAGGCGGTATGGACCTAATATTTCAGTATTATGACAAAGCTTTAGTAGTAATAACCTGGACTTTCTAATGAAAACTACGTTGACTAAAAAGAATTTGGAAATACTATACAATATGGCATGTCAAATGGCACCTTTTAACACCCTTCCTATGCCTAAGTCTTCTAAAGTTAGGTTTAAAGTAATTAAAAACCCTAATATATATGGTTGTTTTGATGAACACGAGATGGAAATTCAAATAAGTTCTAACGCTTGTGGGCATTTCACTACTATATTTCAAACACTTCTTCATGAAATGGTACATTTAGCTCTTTATGTTCGGGGCGATGAAGACTTTCATGAGCATGGCCCTAAGTTCCTCCGTATCAAAAACGTCTACTCCGAGTTATACAACTTCGATCCTAAAGCAATCTAGTTTTCATTCATTGTTAGGACTTTGTGGTTTTGAATGAAAACCCGTTTTCTAAAATTTTTTATATAATTTTTTTCTAAACCCCTTTTCTTTTAATAGGGGGTGGGTTCCTATTTTCAATTTTTATAAAGTTATTCATATAAATCCGAGGGGTGTGGGGGGAAGGGAGTCCCATTGCCATCTTGGGGGGTAGGGTATGGGTGGGGTTATACCTTTTATCTTATTTTGCTTTACCTAGTATTCTGATTTAGGTATAAATGTTATCAAGCAAGGCAATAAAGCTTTGTGTTTATATGAAAGGAATAGTATGAACAAGATAGCAAACAGAGATGCAAGTGTAGTAGTATCAGAATGTAAAGAGTTCAAAGGTAGTAATACATTCGGCGTATGGGAACATGACATGTGTTATGTAGTATATAGTTATGGTAAACACTTCCCGATGTATGTGTATGATGCAATTAGTCATGCATGGTTTGGTAACTACGACAAGTATTCACAGTCAACAAGCAAGCACATGAGTCAGTGTAGACCAAAGATAATGAGTGATGCAAAAGGTATTATCTACAAGAACACAGCATTTCTCAATAACATGATCTACGATGGCTTAGCACATGCAGTTGCTAATATGCCTAGTGATGACTAATCAACCGGGGGCTTCGGCCCCCTTTTTAAAAAGGAAAACAAAATGAGTAACTTTCAATTAGAAGTAAATGGTTTATGTAACAACGGTGCAACAGTAATTGCAGTATATAAAGAACTGAAGGAAGGTGTTGTGCTTGCACGATGGAATTGGGAATATGTAACATGGGTATTTCCAACTACTGATCAAACCAACACAGTACATGGTATGTACTACCGTTACAAAGAAGAGCCTGAGACTGAAGAGGTTGCTTTCAAAGAAGCTTATGATAACTTCCTCGAACGTATTATGTATATACATGGCAAGTAGTATGGGTTTGGGGGCCGCAAGGCTCCCTTATCTTTTGATAC